ACTGACAGAGGCGAAAGATTGGTACGACGCCCTCATGAACGCAGAGTTCAAGGGACGTGGAGACCGTGAGAAGTCCGTCCGTGGTAGAATTTCGGACGAGACCGGAATTCCCGAGAGCTACCTTTACAGGCTTCAATACAAGACCCGGGAAATGAAGGACGTGGCAGGGTCTGCTTATCGCGCCTTGCGGTTGGCATACATCGACCTTTGCCGGAAGAATGAGGAAGCTGCGGAGGCATACCGAGCCGAACGCATCGAACTGAGGAGCACCCATGCGGCTGTTAAAAAGCGCGCTCGTTCGCGCGCGGGAATGGGGGAGGCTTCAAATTGAGAAGCTCCTCCAATGGATGCGCCGTCACCGGCCAAGGGAGTGAAAGCCCGTTCGGTTTTCAGACGACACTGCCTTTCCCGAGCGCTCGCCGCAGTCGGACAAGGTCCCTTCGCGTCCTTGTCGCCTGCGAGTTCTCCGGTACGGTGCGCAATGCCTTTCTAGATCGCGGTCATGATGCATGGTCGTGTGATCTGCTGCCGGCAGAGAATGGCAGCAACCGACACATACGGGGCGATGCTCGCGACATTCTGAACGACGGTTGGGACATGCTGATCGTCGCGCATCCTCCATGCACGCGCCTCTGCAACAGCGGCGTCCGCTGGCTGTCGGTTCCGCCTCCGGCCAAGACCCTCGAGCAAATGTGGGCGGAGCTCGACGAAGGCGCTGCTTTGTTCTCCGCCTTCTGGAACGCGCCAATCGATCGCATCTGCATCGAAAACCCCGTCATGCATAAGCATGCCAAGGCACGCATCGTGAACTACGAAGAGTTCGCGCAGAGCGTTCAGCCTTGGCAGTTCGGCCACCCAGAGGTCAAGCGCACCTGCTTCTGGCTCCGCGGCCTTCCGCCACTCTTCCCAACCAATATCGTCTCTGGCCGCGAAGCTAGGGTCCATCGAATGCCCCCGGGGCCGGACCGATGGAGGGAGCGCTCACGCTTTTTCCCGGGCATCGCCGCCGCCATGGCTGACCAATGGGGCGATTATGCCGTCAACCAGTTCCATCAGGAGGCCGCATAGTATGGCTGAGTATCTCCTTTTCAGTGAGCATCTGACCGCCAAGGAAGTCCACCAGCCGATCGCTGAGACCTATCTCGGCCAGGCACATATCGCCGGTACCGGCCCAGAAGGCAAAACGTGCCGCGAGTGCATATTCTGGCACATCTGGAAATCGAAGAAGGTGGCAGGGGGGGATATCGAGAAGATACCCGCAGACCCCGGCTATTTCGGCAAGCGGCACGCAAAGACGCCATGCCAGCTCAAAAAGGCTCGCTGCAACCGGCCGATCCTGAACAAGGCCAATCGGCTGATCCCGCACACCGCAAAGGCATGCCGGCTGTTCGAAGCGGCGGAACACGTCCTTCCGGCCAAGAAGAGCGGGTAAACGGATGCCGGCGATGATCCCAGAAAAGATCGCTTTTCTCGACAGCGAGATAACCGGTTTGCGCTCCCGAATCGGTGATGGCGGCAACTCCGTCCAGCGTGCCAAGCTCAAGATGCTGCGTGACATCCGCGAAGACTATCAGAAGTCGATCGATGTCGCCGCGCGCCGAGAGCAGGGAGGTGCGTCATGAGAGGTTCAACCGCTCATCTTCGACGGAACCTCCTCGCCAGGCACCGGACTGATGTCGGGTGCGTCCGGGCCTACGTCGGGCTCTGGCTCTTCGATCGGTGGCTCCGGCAGATCTGGCGGCACATCCGGCGGCATGTCTGGCGGGAATTCAGGGTCATTGGGCTTCGGGATCGGAGTCGTAGGCATTCAGCCCTCCTCTTTGTTGGCGCAACCGACACTGGGCCGTGTTTGTTCCAGGATCCTCGAGTTCGGCCTTTGTCCCTCCTGACTGGGGGAGCGGCATGATCAAGCTCCACCTCGAATACCCGCTTGGTTGGGAACAGAGAGGCCGCAATCGCAGCCTCTCCTCCTCGACCGGTGTCTTAGGCAGACACGCGTCCGCTGCCAGAGTTCGCTTTGATCATCCAGGGAAGAACTGCAGGTGCTTTGACGAGGATGCCCTTTTTCTTTCCGAAGGATCGGAGGGCATCTCGCGCAACCTGAATGGGCTTGTGGCCGTCGTGGGCCATGTAGCAAGTCTTCAGGGTGGCGTCGTGCACGATGTCGCGGTCGCGCTCCGGCCACTCCTCAAGAAACTCGATAGCATCATACAGGCTCGTAATCTCTCTGATCAGGTCCTTTTTCTCCTTCAGGTAAACCGGTCGAGCAAACATCTTCGAGTTCATTTCAGCCTCACTGAATACAACGGTGTTCAACAAGGAAGGCGCTGCGGACCAGCGCCCGCTGCTGATTTGTTGCCTTTGGTTTATGGATTCAAGGGGTTGCCCGTTCGACCTTTGTCATTCCTGACCGGGGGCGCGGCATGATCAAGCTTCACCTGCCATATCCGCCGAGCGGCTGGGATCTCTACGACGGCTGGGGCAAGACGCGTCGCCTGTCGCCGACCTACAAGAAGTGGCGGAACGACGCCGGCTACTTCATCAAGGCCCCCAAGCAGGCGATCGACAAGCCGTTCGCGCTTCACGTCGCGCTGCGCCGGCAGAACATGCGCCAGGACATCGACAATCGCTCAAAGGCAATCCTCGACTGCCTGCAGCACTACGGCATCATCAAGAACGACAACCTCTGCGAACGCTTGACCATGTGCTGGGACAGCGACCTTCCGGCCGAGTGCGTCGTCATCATCCAGGTATGTGAAGAGGGGATGGCGGCGTGAAGCAACTGTTCAAGCATGCCCCAATGTATTGGCCGCGCCGGATGCTTGTGAGGGTTGGCCGCAGGATTTCGGGAAATCGGGCCGCCGGCGAGCAAGCACCGGCGGCTATGATTATGCGAGACACTGGATCAGCGGTGATGATGGCCGATATTGGCTTCCGCTGCAGTCTCGCCGACCGACATGGCTTTGATGAATGGCATCAGCTGCCATACCGCAGACGCGCCGACCAGGACATAAACAATCCTGGAAACGGCAGCATCCTGGCCGCCGAACATAGCTGCTACGAGGTCAAACTCGAAGAGTCCGACCAAAAGCCAGTTCAGTCCGCCGACGATGACGAGAAAGAGTGTGATGAGATTGAGCGGGCGCAAGTGCTTCTCCTAAGTGGGTTGGAAGCGCATCAAACGTCGCGCATGTCAGAACGTTCCCGTCCCCTAAACAAAAAACGCGATGGCGAGTGCTGGCGCAGCGATTTCCTCGCTGGGAGCGACGTCCATGTATGCGAAGAGGGGATGGTCGCGTGAGCATTTCTGCCGCCATCCGCCGTATGTTGGAGGCCGGTCTTACGATCGACCAAGCCCTTGTGGCTGCCGAGGCTTTCGAAGCTGAGGCTGAAACGGTTCCGGCCGTCGATCGTGCTGCCGAGAAGCGGCGGCAGTGGGATCGCGAACGGAAGCGGAAACAGCGGAATTCCGCTTTGTCCGGTGGAAGTCCGGTGGAAACAGGTGGAAATCAGGTGTACGTGGGGGGCCTTTCCTCCCCGGAGGTTTCCCCCCACACCCCCCTTCCTAACCCCTCCAATCCTGTACCCCCTTCGCCCCCTAAAGGGGGCTCTTCCCCCACAGCGGTCGACCAGATCGTCACCGCGTTTTCGGACATGGCCCGTCGGTCCGGTCTTTCGGTGCCCAAGGCCATCACGGCTTCTCGCCGTCGGTCGCTTTCGCTGCGGATCGAGGAACACGGCTTGCCGGCAGTGCTCGACGCAATCGAGCGAATTGGCCGCAGCCGGTTCTGCCGCGGCGAGAACGATCGTGGCTGGCGTGCCGACCTCGATTTCCTCTGCCAGCCGAAGAGCTTCGTTTCGATCCTCGAAGGCAAATACGACGACCGACCGTTGCAGCAATCGCAATCGCCGCCACGCCCGCAAAGCCCTTCCATGCAACGTCATCACGACATCCACGCAAGGCTGAAACGAGAACTCTACGGTGAACCAGATGACCAATTTGCCGGCCAAACTGTCGACCTTGCAGCAGGAGATTTCCGCTCTCACTGAGCAGCTTGCCCCGGCCGGAGCCGACGAGATCGGCCAGTGCATCGAAGGCCTCATGAGCGGTGGCATGCGGATCTCCGAAACGATCACTGCTGCAAATCCGGTCGAAGAATACCGCCTCTCCCTCCGCAACGTGCCGGTCTACGGACTGCGCCGGGCCTACGTGAAGCTGAAGCGCGGCGAATACGAAAACATCAACAAGGCTTTCATTCCCCTGCCGGCGGAGCTTGCGGCCATGGCCAACGCCGAATGCCGTCTCATCCGTGAGGACCGGATCCGCAAGCAGGAAACGCTGAGGGCGATCGAGGACTCCGTCAGCCGCACGCTGCCTAGCTCACATGGGCTCATGGATCTGCGCGTCACGCAGCGTGAGCGCGCCATCGCATTGGCAGAGAAGGGCTTCGTCAGGATCGCCGAAGGTGTCGACCATTTGGAATTCGCCCAGCTTGCCAAATCGCGGGAACTCCCGGCCGGATCGGTCCACTTGTGGGCTATCGACGAGATCTGGTCGCCGATCGCTGTCCGCGTCAATCGCAGCAGGATCCAGACCAAGCTAAACGTCCAGCCCCCGCAGGTATCGCCGGAGCGCGCCGACGAGCTCGCCCGCATGCTGGCGCTCCCCGATGCCAGCCAGGTCACTGCCGAACAGATGGCGTATCGCGGCAAGGTGAAGGCCGACATCGAAGCGGCCGAGCCGGTCGAAGAGGAGCGGGCAGCATGACCATCCAGCACCGCACCGTCGACATCGAGGCATCGGCCAAGCTTTGGAGCGAGGGGCTGTCCGCGTCGCAGATCGCCAGCAGATTTGGTGTCTCGCGAAACGTCGTCATCGGCATCGCCTATCGGAACCGCGACCGGTTCCCACCGCGCCAGAAGCGGAAGCCTGCACCGAGGCGCGAGCCGACGCGCCACCCGCGCGAGCAAGCGCCGGAGCTCCAGGCGGAACCGGAGATCCCGGCGACCGCCTACGACGCCGAGCGTCTCACACACGCAAAGCAACTCCACCAACTCTCGGCCGGCGAATGCTGCTGGCCGTTGAACACCGGCGCCCCGTACCTGTTCTGTGCGGCGGAAACGACGGGCCGCTACTGCCAAAACCACAAGACCAGAGCATAGCAAATCGAGGGATTAGGATGCTGAGAACTGAATGGTACGCGATCAAGGCCCGCCCCGGCACCCAACGCAAGGCATCGCCGCGGGTAGGGGAGCCCCAGGAACGCAAGGGCGAGTTCATCATCGAGCGCAGCCTGAGGGACGCGGGCTTCGAGGTGTTCATGCCGTCGTTCCGGCGCGATATCAAACATCACCGGACCAAAGAGTTGCAGGAGCGCCGCTTCGCCATGCTGGTCGGCTACTGCTTCGTGAACCTGCCTACGCGGGAGTTCTTCCGCCTGTCGCGCGTCGACGGCGTCACCGCAATCCTTGGTGTTGCCGGTTGCCCGCTCCGGATTGCTGACGAGCTGATCGAGGAGCTTTACCAAGCCGAGGGATCCGCCGAGGCCACGCTCGAGCGCGAGCGGAATGCTCGGCGCAAGCGCACCCGTCGCGAGCTCAAGGAGGAGTTTCCCGAGGGCAAGGTCGTTACGATCGCGGCATCTCACCGCCTCGTCGGCGGTATGCTCGCGACCGTCCTCGACGTCACCAGCAGAAACACGGTGAAAACTCTTGTGGAAACGCTGTCAGGGCTTGTCCGCGTCGAAGTTCCGCTTGAACTAATCGACAAGGTTGCTTAGAATCCTGCAATCATTGGTGATTTGCAGGCTGTTCTGATCGCGGACCTCGATTAGAGGGAACACTCGCCGGGCCTTAGGGAGGACGTCACCGCCTCCCGCCTTAGCCGCATATTGCCGAAATTCAGCCCTTCAGCAGGCAGGGGAGCCGGTAGGCGGCGTTGGGAGATCGGGAGCTTGCAACTAGCGCCTTGGTTGTTAAGGTGTGCGCATGCTGCCAACTGGTGACCCGAAACTTACGTTCAAAATTATCGCCACCGGCGCGGTCTTCGGATTCGTAGCAATAGTGATCGCAGAGTGGTTCGGTGGTGTCGTTGCACTTTTTGCGGGAGCAATCGGCTATATCGCATCACTCGCGTGTTTCGCGCTTACCAAGCTGGGTAAGACGCGAGAGCGTAGGTGACGGTCCGATGACCGCCGTCTATGCGGTAGGGTGGTCGCCTTCATCGACCAGGTCTTGCAGTTCACCGGCAAGGAAGTTCCATGTCCCGCTGAAACGCGGTCCTTCAACCGTGATTTGGTAGAAGCCTTTCCGTCGGCCATGCTCTTTGCCAGAAATATGGCGAATGGACGCGACGTGATCAGTGATTATGTCCGATCGGCTGTCGAACGCATGAATCAGGGTTGGATGCAGGCGTCTGCCATTGAGTTCCCTACCCAATGCGATCAGCACTGGGTGAACCTGGGTGGACTTCCAATCTACGGGATAGCGATGCTTCATTGCGCGAGAGAAGCAGGCCGTGCCGGCCCCGTCAATATCCGTTTCCGCAGGCAGGGCAACTGGTAAGCCGCGTGGCTCATAACCACGAAAGACCGGGTTCGATTCCCGGGCCTGCAACCAATTTCGAGACAATGGTTATCTAGGTCGGTCTTCCTCCCAGAGCATTTCCATTATCTCGTCAGGGGATTCCTTTACCTGAAACGTCACGCAATCTGCGTTTTTGGGGGCGAAGGTGACGAGAGTGGTGCGTCGTTGACCTTCAACTCGCTGGAAGTGCGTCACGAGGTTCATGTTGACGAAGATCGGTCCGTTGTTGTCGTGCAGTTCGAGCCACATGGTTTGCTTCCTCTCGACGGTTCAACTGCTCGCGCAAGTATAGCAGAGTGGTGACCACATGAGGCCGTACCGCATCGTCGAAGACGGTTCCCAGCCCAAGGTATGCCGCACATGGCCTTGATTAGGTGGTCCGCAGATCGACGCGCGAGCTGCTGATATTCCCTCAGGGACCCTGTGTTTGCGGGACGGGCAGATAGACTTTGGATCCGGCATGCTCCCCACCGACTAAGGAGCCCTCGACCAATAGATAGGCCGATATACCGAGCATGAAGAGTAGTAGAATGATCACCGGCAGCCCTATTGAAGTGTCGTGATCCGGTTCTTGGAAGTTCTTCCGACGCACCATGGCCGGTACCGTTCTGCACGAACAAGAGCACACCGTCACGCGGGATGGTTCCCGAGCGATGGCCTAGCTGGTCAACAAGGCTAGGGGCTCTACAGCGAGTTTGGATTATACCACGCTTGCTGGCACGCCGCGCGGGACCACAAGTAGTGCGGCAGGCGCCTGCCTCAACTTGTTCGGCATATGTTCCAAGCCGTGGCGCACCCTGTAATCTCGAGCCCCGCCGCCGCAACAGGTAGCGGGGCTTTCGCTTTGAGGAGAACGCCAATGCACTACCGCTTTGTGGAAGTGGAAGGCGGCGAAGACGACCTTGAGCGGGTAGCCAACGAGTGGCGCGCCAAGGGCTACGAGCTGTTCCAGGCCGTCTACAAGACCACCTACCGGTGGGTGCTGATCTTCAAGCGCGATCCCGATCGGGCCTGAAAATTGCGACACCATCAAAGTCATGGCTCATAGTCGGCAAGGAAGGGTTCCTGACGCCCACCGATGGGGTCCCATCCCGTCAGTAACTCAATCGTCCACGAAAGAGCCTCCAACTGCTCCTTAACATCTCCGCCCGTGTTGTCTTTCAGTTCGCGATAGGCGGCTTCCATGCGCTTCAGGAACCGATTCTGAAACGTCGGGTCGGTCTCATTCAGCGTCTGCACCAAGCAAGCAGATACCATAGCCATCCCGAGTTTAGCCCGGTGCAGATCTGATCGTTTGTCTTTGTCTTCCATGTTTGATCCCCAAGGTTAACCGATGCCCGTCCTAAAGAACGCGCGCCACGAGAAGTTCGCGCAGGCACTCGCCAAAGGCAAGACAGCAGATGACGCATATGCGGAAGCAGGCTTCAAGCCTGACCGGGGGAATGCGTCGCGACTACAGCAGAAAGACAACATCAGACAGCGCGTCGCCGAGCTTTTGGAATGGGAGCAGACGGTGGAGCGAAAAGCCACCGAAAAGGCCATCGACAAGCTTGCCATCACGAAGGAGCGCGTCCTGGCCGAGCTTGCGAAGATCGGCTTCTCCGACATCCGCAAGGCTATCAAGTGGCAAGGAACGATGGTGACCGAGGAAGACAACCCGGATGGCGGTGATGTCCTCGTGATCAAAAACGTGGTCACGAACAACGTGCAGCTCGTTTCCAGCGACGAGATCGACGACGACACGGCCGCGGCAATCGCGGAGATTAGTCAGAATTCGACGGGCGGCATCAAGATTAAGCTCTACGACAAGAAGGCTGCGCTCGTCGATATCGGGAAGCACCTTGGCATGTTCGTCGAGCGGCACGAGCACTCCGGACCTGACGGCGCCCCGATACAGACCGAGACAAGAACATGGCGGGAAGTGCTGCGCAGCGAAAAGAGCTAGACGCCACCACCCATCTCACCAACCCCGCCCTTCACGACTTTTGGGAACAGGTATTCCTTGGACAGGCCGACATCGCGGTTCTCCACGGTGGGCGATCGAGCTCAAAGACACGAGACACGGCATGCCAGCTGGTGCGCTTGGTCGACCACGTCGGCGTCAAGATGCGGGTTCTCTGTATCCGACGCTTCCAGAACCGCATTCAGGATTCGGTTTATACCGAACTGAAATGGGCGATCACTCATCTCGGGCTCAGCAAAGCCTTCGACGTCCAGAAGACGACGATCATTCATCGCCGGACGGGCGCGGAGTTCATCTTCTATGGCATCGAGCGGAACCTTGAGGACATCAAGGGCACGTCCGACGTCGACATCCTCTGGGTGGAAGAAGCCGAAAAGCTAACCGAGGAGCAATGGACGGTCATCGGGCCGACCATCCGCAAGGAAGACAGCCTGGCGATTCTGCTCTTCAACCCGAAGCTCGTCACCGACTACGTCTGGAAGAACTTCGTCGTCAACACGCCACCGCACTGCATCGTCAGGCGGATCAACTACACCGAGAACCCGTTCCTGTCGTCCAAGGCGCTGCGCGATATCGCGGCGATGCAGGAACGCGACCCGGAGATGTTCGAGCACGTCTATGGCGGCGTGCCTCTCGGCGACAGCGAGCTTTCGATCTTCAAGCGCCGCTGGCTGGACGCCTGCGTTGACGCTCACAAGGTCCTGAAGGTCAACCTCACCGGCCGCAATATCATCGGCTTCGACCCTGCCGATGACGGCGAGGACAAGAGCGCGACGGCGGATAAGATCGATGGCGTCTTCGTCGACGCCGAGGACTGGTCATCTGGGAAAGATGAGTTGGTCCAGAATGCCAAGAAGGTCTGGGCGAAGGCCAAGCATGCCGGAGCCACGGTGTCATACGACACGATCGGCGTCGGCGCGTTCGTCGGCGGCTACATCGATGAGCAGAACAAGGTCGAGGGCGCGAAGGTAAAGCACTACGCATTCCATGCAGGGGGCGCCGTGATGGATGGCGACAAACCGAGCGACCCCTTCAACAAGAACAGCCCGCTCAACAAAGATGAGTATCTGAACCTAAAGGCGCAGGCGTGGGCCAATACGGCGCGCCGCGCGATGCTCACCTTCAATGCAGTGACGCGAGGCCAGCCCATAAAGCCGGAAGACATCCTGTCATTCGCCTCTGAGATCGGCAGGGCAAAGCTCGATGCGCTGTTCACCGAGCTTTGCGTACCGTGGTGGGTAGAGACCGAGGGCAAGAAGCGTGTGGTGCCGAAGGCCAAGCTCAAGAAAGACCTCGGCGTGAAGTCGCACAACCTCGCTGATGCGGTCATAGCGGCCGATAACGTGCACATCACCGGATCCACGTACACGCTTGCGAACGTTTAGGAGCGGACATGGCCAATATCTTCGCGCTCGTCCGCGACAGCCTGACAAACATGGTCGCGAGTCTGGGTACCAGCCGGGATAAGGCAGCGGCCAACGTCTACTCGATGCCGGTGCTCACCGACGAGGAGCTGCTCAACGCCTATCGAGGCGCGTGGCTCCCCAGGAAGATCGTCGACATTCCGGCCTTTGACAGCATCCGCGCCTGGCGCGACTGGCAGGCGAAGAAGCCGCAGATTGAAGCGATCGAGGCCGAAGAGAAGCGCCTGAACCTCATGGGCAAGCTGCTGGAGACCCGCATCAAGGCGCGGCTCTGGGGTGGCGCTGCGCTCGTCATCGGTACCGGCGACCAGGACCTAACCGCACCGCTCGACGTCGAGCGGGTCGGGAAAGGTGGTCTGAAATACCTCACGGTCATGACCCGTCGCCATCTCACGGCGGGCGAGATCGATCGAGATCCGGCTTCCGAGTGGTACGGAAAGCCGAAAGTCTACCAGCTGAACTCGGCCGACGGCGTCCAAGTCCTGATCCACCCGTCGCGCCTCGTCATCTTCAACGGCAGTCAGCAGCCGGACGAGGACATCGTAACCACGACCTATGCCGGTTGGGGCGACAGCGTGCTTCTGTCGGTCGTCGATGCGATCAAGCAGGCGGACGGTACCGCGGCGAACATCGCCAGCCTCGTTTTCGAGGCCAAGGTCAACGTGATCCGCATCCCGGATTTCATGCAGAACCTCGGCAACGCAGAGTATCGGGCGAAGATCCTCGAGCGCTATACGCTCGCTGCCACGGCAAAGGGCATCAACGGCGACCTGCTGCTCGACAAGGAAGAGGAATACGAGCAGAAGACGGCGAGCTTCGCCACGCTGCCCGACGTGCTGATGTCGTTTCTGCAGATCGTCTCGGGCGCCGCGGACATTCCGGCCACGCGGTTGCTCGGACAGTCGCCGGCCGGCATGAACGCCACCGGCGAAAGCGACCTGCGCAACTATTACGACCGCCTCCAGGCCATGCAGACCGTGGAGATGACGCCGGCGATGGCACGTCTGGACGAATGCTTGATTCGGAGCGCCCTCGGCTCGCGTGACCCGGACATCTATTACGAATGGGCGCCGCTCTGGGGCATGTCGGAGAAGGAGAAGGCCGACGTCTTCAAGACGAAGGCGGACGCCGCGCGGCAATTGGTCGGAACCGGCACGGGGCAGGAGATCATCCCGCGCGACGCCGTGTCCGATGCGCTGGTCAATACGTTCATCGAGGATGGCTCACTGCCAGGGCTCGATGCTGCGATCGAGGAATACGGAAAGCTCTCTGAGCAAGAGGCGCGCGAGGAGGAGCTATCGGCTGCGGCAGCCACAGAACCTGCGGTTTGAGACGTGATGAGCCCAACCGTTGATCAGGAGGCGGAGAACACCACCGCGTACAGGGCGACCCAGAACAAGGCCGACAACTCAGCCGCCAACAGAAAGCCAAACGCGGTGTCGCTCATGCAATCCTCCCTTCGGTAACCCTCATTGCGGGAGAACTATAGGGAGAGGACGTTGGTCACGCTACATATTAACACATGCGCATAAGATAAAATACAACTAGCAGCCGGCGCCGCAGGCTGAAGAAGCCCGTCACCTTCGAAAGCGAGATCATGCAATTCATCGACAATGCACCGATCGCGGGCACGCGACGGACCGCCGACGGCTACCTTGTTGCTGACGTCCGCACCGCGCGTACTGGCATCCAGCTTTACGCCGGCCATGAGGTCGGCAAGCCGGAAATGCAGGTCGTGAAGGTCTATCGGCCCGAGGACCAGGTCTTCGACAAGGCCAGCCTCGGCAGCTACGCGCACAAGCCGGTGACGAATGATCATCCAGACGAGGCGGTGACGGCCGACAACTGGAAAGCCCTTTCCGTCGGCCAGATCGGCGACGAGGTCGCCCGCGACGGCGAATACGTCCGCGTCCCGCTCATCGTCATGGATGGTGCCACCATCAGCGAAATCGAGGGTGGCAAGCGCGAGCTCTCCGCCGGCTACACCTGCGATCTCGCATGGGAGCCGGGAACCACGCCAGCGGGCGAGAAATACGACGCCATTCAGAAAGATATCCGGATCAACCACGTCGCCATCGTGCAGCGCGGTCGCGCCGGATCAAAAGCTCGCATCGGTGACGGTGTGAGGTCGTGGGGCGCTGCCCCGTTCACCAGTGATCAGAAACCGAAAGAGGACAAGATCATGACCCTGAAGACGGTTACCGTCGATGGCATCCCGGTTGAAGTAACCGACCAGGGTGCCACGGTGATTGGCACGCTCCAGCAGCGCCTTGCCGACGCCAACACCAAGGTCGCCGACGCGGAGAAGGCACATCAGACGGCTCTGGCCGCCAAGGATGCCGAGCTGGCGAAGAAGGATGCCGAGATTGACGCGCTGAAGGGCAAGATCCTTTCCGACGCCGACCTCGACAAGCGCGTCCAGGCCCGTGCCGATCTCATCACCAAGGCGCACGCGATCGCCAAGGACGTAAAGACCGAAGGGCTTTCCGATGCGGCCATCCGCAAGGCCGTCGTCGTCGCCAAGCTCGACGATGCGGCGATAGCCGACAAGTCGGAAGCTTATGTCGACGCTCGCTTCGACATGCTCGTCGAGGATGCCAGCAAGAACGGCTCCGATCCGTTCCGCACTGTCGTGCAGAATGGCCTTTCGCAGGTCAACGACGCCGACAAGGTCGTAACTGACGCCTATTCGCAGATGGTCGCCGACATGAAGGCCGGCAAGACCTCTGCAACGGCCAACTAAGGAGGCGCTTCAATGGCTACCTACCAGACCACTTATACAAACGCTCCTCCGAAGGGCCTGCATGGTCAGATCGCTTCCGAGGAGAAGTGCAACAAGATCAGCCGCACGGTCGAGAACCTCGGCGGTGTGCGCTTCGGCCAGCCGGTTCAGCGCGGGGCCGCTGACCACGGGGTTGTGCCCTTTGCTGCCGGTGGCGAATTCATTGGCATCGCTGTGCTCAATCCGGCGGTTCCGGCGGATGTGCTCGTCCCGGACTCTTACCCTCGGTACTTCACCGGCGCATTCATGACGATGGGCACGATGTACGTCACCGCCGGCGGCGCCGTCGCGCAGGGCGATGCTGTTTTCTACAACACGCTGACCCACCGCTACGTCAACGCCGCGGGTGCGGACATCGTTGGCCCCATTGCCGATGCTGTCTTCGACACGTCCGGCGTGAATGGCGCGATCGTCGAAATCGCGCTTCGTCTGCGCGCTTCGGCCCCGGCAGCCTGATCAGGAAAAGGACCTGAACCATGAACCAGATCATCCGTCAGGCCTTCGCTGATGCGCAGGCCGCGTTCCCCTTCGTCATCGCGCAGGGGCGCAACATCGAAACCCGCATCTACCAGCGGCGCTATCCGACCTTCAACTACGGCGCTCACGTGCCCGTGGTGACGGAAGGCAACGCCTGGGCGATCGGCACGACGTTCTTCACCGTCGATACCGCAGGCGAGGCGAAGTTCCTCTCCGGCGCCGGTACCGACATGCCGTTCAATCAGGCAACGAAGGACATGGCCAGCCACGACTTCGCGATGATCGGCTCCGGCTGGGAGTGGAACCTCGAGGAGGTCAATCAGGCGGCGCTTTACGGCATCGACCTGAACGGCACCAAGGCCATGTCCGCCTCCGACAAGGTCGAGCGCCTGCTCAACTCGGTTGCCATGGTCGGAACGACCGAGAAGAACTGGACCGGCTTCGTCAACGACCCGCAGGTCTCGCGTGTCGACGTTGCCGCGGATGGCACGGGCTCTTCGACCTTCTGGTTCGGCGAAGTCGAACGACCAGATCCTTCGGGACATCAACGACCTGATCTCCAGCGTTCGGGAGAACACGTCGGAAGTGGAGTGGGTCGACACTCTCCGGCTGCCGCCGGAAGCGTTCCGCCTCATCGCCACCCGCCGCCTCGGCGAAGGCGACGGTCTTCTGACACTCCTGGAGTACATCCGCCGCAACAACGTCTACACGGCGGAAACCGGCCAGCAGCTCGACATCCAGCCGCTGCGCGAGCTCGCCAATGCATCCCAGGACGGCGGCGGCCGCATGGTCGTGTATCGCCGGGATTCGGAAGTTCTCCGCTTCCACCTGCCGATGCCGCGCCGTGTCCTCCAGCCGCGCCAGAAGTCCATCATGGGCTTCGAAACCGGTATCATCGCCCGTACCGGCGGTACCGAATGGCGCCTGCCCGGTGCTGCCGCCTACGGCGACGAAATCACCGCACCGTAACCGGAGGATCAGCGATGAAAATCACCAACAACAGCAAGGCGCTGCAGGGCGTCCGCTCCAAGGGGCGGGCGGTCTACATCCCGCCGGGTGAGACCCGCGACGTCGATCTCGAAGGCGTCGATCTCGAAAAGGCCAAGCGCCTTCGCTTCCTCAAGATCGAAGGCGTCTCCAAGGCTGCCGCCAACCAGGACGGCGACGGTCCGACGACGGCACTCGAAGTGCTCGAAATGGCGAAGGACCAGAACGTGCAGTTCATGTCCTTCAAGTCGGCCGCCAAGAAGCTGCTCGGCGAAAAGACCCCGTCCACCAAGGACGAGATCGTTGCTGCTTTGGAAGAACTGGCCACGCAGCCCTGACAATCAGCCCGGCGGTTCGCTGCCGGGCGACACTTGCATCGGAGATCGACATGGCTGGATACGGCACGAACGACGGCTTCACGGCGTACGCAACTGAAGCCGGCTATGTCTTTCCCGATGGCACGACCGATGCCCAGAAGACCGCTGCGCGTCAGCGCGGTTCTCTGGTGATCGATCGGTACGAGCCTCGGTTCAGCGGCCGGCGCACTGGCGGCTACGCTCAGGAGCGCGCATGGCCGCGCACGGGCGCGATGACCTATTACGGCGAGGCGATCCCCTCGGGCGAAACCCCGGTGGCGATCGTCAACGCCTCCTATGAGGCGGCATTCCTCGAGTTGACGAACCCCGGCAGCCTTTCGCCGGTCGTCACCGGTACGTCTACGGTGAAACGGGAGAAGATTGGACAGCTTGAGGTCGAGTATTCAACCTCTTCCTCAACTGATATCGACGATCTTGTCGCGCTCGCGACGCCTGTCGTGACCACGATCGAAGGGCTGCTCTGGCCGTTCCTGACCCCAGTCTGGCCGGGTGCGTTGGTGGTGTAGCTGTGCCGATCAGAATACGCCCAGTGAGCCGAGCAACGAGACCATCCCGGCGATCAAAATAACGAATTGAGCCCTCTGCTTCATCGTAGGGTCAATTGGAAGCTTCTGCACGAGATAGAGCACAACCACGACGAAGAGGATGGTCACGAGGATGCTGATTGTGGCGGACATGTGCCTCAGATCTTTGATCAAAAAGCCTTGCGGCAATGAAGGCGTAAATAAGGCTCAGCTCTCGAAAAGGAAGGGAGGAGGATGGCGAACCCGATCTATGCACGCCTGCAGGCGACGGCGCAGCGGCTCATCGCCAAGTACGGCCAGGCCGGTACCGTGACGCGCATCTCAGAGCCGGACCCCGTCGAAGGCGGCGATCCTGTCGAAAGCGCATACTCGGCCACCCTGGTGCCCATGGCGTACAGCGCCCAAGAGATCGACGGCACAGAGATCCTGTCCGGAGACATGCAGATTTACATTTCATCGGTCGGCCTCGCGATCGAGCCTAAGCCCGGCGATCTGGTCGTGGCGAGCGGCAAGACGTTCCGGGTGATCAAAGCAGACCCCAATAATTACGACGGCCTGACCAACGTCGTCTTCATCGTCCAAGGAAGGATCGCATCATGAAGAAGGTTAAAGTCGAAGTCGCAATGCGGCACGCCGGCAAGAAGGTGGGCGAGACCTATGAGTTGTCCGCTGTCCAGGCCAAGGCTCTGGAAGGCATCGGCCTTGTGAAGCCGGCCACCCAGGCGGCCGCCAAGGCGATCGAGAAGGCGGTGAAGGAATGAACCGGCGCTCGTTCTTTCGGTTGGCGTTCGGCGGCGCCGTAGCCGCTCCTGCAGCTTTCCTCGTAGGGGAGCGTGCGAGTGCCTATCCCAAGCCATCTGGCGTGCCGTCGAAGGATGAAATTCGATCTTTTGGGCAGCATGTCGAAATTCGGGTGAGCGGTGCGGATGGAGATGCCCGGATCCAGCGAATGGTCGAGGCTGAAGTCCGCAGAGCCATGGCCCTCCGGCACACCTACACGGCTCGCAAAGGCTGAACGTGACGTCGCTCCGCCAGCAGCTCGACGCCCTCATCGAAGAGTTTTCCCCCGCAATGGAGAAGGCCTTCCGCGAGGCGATCGAGGACATCAAATCCGAGATCGTGCTGAAGGAAGTCGTCGAGCGGCTTGAGCGCCGGGACGTGGAAGGCGCCATCGCGGCGCTTCACATCGACCCGGCAGCATTCCGGCCCCTCTCGGAGGCGATCCGGACAGCCTTCAACGCCGGCGGCCTCCTGGTCGCCAAGAACATGCCGCGTCTGTCCGATCCGATGGGCGGCCGTGTCGTTTTCCGCTGGGACGTGCAGAACCAACGCGCCGAACAGATCATTCGCGAAGCGTCGTCGACGATGATCACGCACGTCACCGAAGACACGAAGCAGATGGCGCGCGAGCGGATCGAAGCGGGCTACGCCAAGGGGCAGGGGCCGAACACGATTGCTCTGGACATCGCCGGCCGGGTGAACAAGGTCACCGGGCGTCGCGAGGGCGGATTGCTCGGCATGACCGCCCAGCTGGCCCGCACCGTTGAGAACGCGCGCACAGCGCTGCTCACGGGCGATATTGAGGGCATGAAGCACTACCTGACGCTCACGCGTCGCGATAAGCGCTTCGATCGGCACGTCGCTAAGGCCATTCGAGAGGGCAAGCCGCTTCCTGCCGAGGCCGTCCAGAAAATCACCAGCCGGCTCGCGGACCGGTATGTCCAACTCCGGGCCCAGACAATCGCACGGACGGAAACGCAGTCGTCTGTCCATGCTGCGAAGCACGAAGCCTATCAACAGGGGCTGGATCGCGCCGGCCGGGATGCAAACCTCGTGACCCGTCGTTGGCGTTCGGTCGGCGACGGCCGTGTCCGCCATACGCACCAGGTCCTGAACGCAGAGGAAGTGACGGGCATGGACCTGCCATTCCAATCTCCCTCGGGCGCGCTCTTGCGCTTCCCGGGCGATACCAGCCTCGGCGCCGGCGCTGGCGAGATCATCGCATGCCGCTGCCACGTCGAATACAACTTCGACTTTGCCGGGGAATACGCCAGATCGCGAGGCCGCTGATGGCTGAGAACCAGTCCTTCGCCGCCCAAGTCTCCGAATGGGTGAAGGCAGAGCAAGAGCGCGAGGCCGCCGTCCTGCGCACCGCGGCGCAGATGGTCGCCAATAGCGTCCGGACCTCTGTTGCGCAGGGCGGTCGAATTCCGGTCGACACCGGCAACCTGAAGAACTCGCTGATGGCCTCGACCACGTCCATGCCGACTGTCGAGCAGGGAGAGAAGCAGTATCCGGATCAGAGCGGAGAGATCGAGCTGATCATCGGCAACCTCGACGTAGGCGAGACGCTCTATCTGGGATTTCAGGCCGCCTACGGACCACGCATGAATTATGGCTTCGTCGGAGAAGACAGCCTCGGCCGCCTCTACAATCAGGCTGGATACGGGTTCGTTGATGCGGAGGCGCAGGACTGGCCGCAGACGGTCAAACGCGCGGAAGAGTCGGTTCGCGGTCGCTTTGAAGCGGGTCCGTCCCCTCGGACATGATGATCAGGGCCTTCTGAAGCACGTCGAGGTCTCGGATGGCTGCGGAAAGCACCTGCCGGCCGTTCTCAGTCTTCACTGTCTTGTTGAGCAGCAGCGATTGCGCCTCGTGCAGGAGGTCATGCACCTCGATATCGCTGAGTGCTTTGTCGGCCATGGGCCAGAGGTAGCAGATGGCTGACACTGTTGAAATGAAAATCTACCAGGCGTTGGTGCTGCGCGCGCAAGCGTTCGTCCCGCCGGCCGGCGTCACCGTCGTGCTGCCCGGCGTTTCGTACTCGCCGACGGCTACCAGCAAATTCGTCAGCATCGAGGTGCACTTCAACCGCTCGATCGAGACGGACCTGTCGCTGCAGCTTGATCCGATCCGGCAGGGTTTCATCCGCGCTAGCGTCATGTGGCCGAAAGGGACGGCCATCGTGGACGGATACAATCTCGCCGGACAGCTTCGCGCGCACTTCCGCCGCGGTACCAAGCTGTTCCGCACTGACACGCAGGTTCGCATCGACGAGGATCCGGAGATCGGCGTCCTCGTGACGGGCAGCACGCACCACAACATCCCCGTCACCACCCGCTGGCGGTGTTACCCGCAAGTTCCGGCCTGATTGGCCTGCCGATCAAGCCCCTTCGGCAAGGGCAATCAGACAGAAAGGATTGAGCAATGGCTCAGCTTTACCCGGTCGCCGGTGCCAAGATATTCATTGGCCCGGCCGTCACTACCGTGCCCGACGATGCCGACATTGATGCTGCCGATTTCGCTGCGGTCGTCTGGACCGAAATCAAAGGCTGGCAGACGATGGGATCGATCGGCGACAATGCCACGCTGATCACCGAATCCATCATCTCCAGCGCCCGCGATATCAAGGCCAAGGGCACGCGCAACGCCGGCTCGATGCAGAACAACTTCATCATCATGCCGACCGACCCGGGGCAGATCGCGCTGATCGCCGCGGAGAACAGCCCGCACAACTTCCCGTTCAAGATCGAGTTCGATGACGCTCCGCCGACGGGAGCCGCGCCGACTCCGACGATCAAATACTTCTACGGGATCGTCATGTCGTCCCAGGAGCAGGGCGGCGGCGCCAATACAGCGCGCCTCATCTCCGGCAACGTCGAAATCAACTCCGCGATCGTGACGGTCGCCGCTGACACAGGTGATCCATGAGCGAAGAATTCGTCGATCTTTCCGGCCTCGAAGCCCTCCTCCAATCTCAGGAAGAGGGCATTGAGCTCGACATCCTCAATGAGCAGGGAACCCCGATCGGGCTCAAGATCCGGATTGTCGGGCCGGACAGCGACCGGATGCAGAAGGCGATGCGCGATGTTGCTGCCGAGTTCGCAAAAGCGGCCGCGGAGCGCGAGAGCCTTGGCGAGACGCCTTCCGACGATACCGACGCCCGCATGATCGCCATCCTCTCCAAAGCGACGGTGAGCTGGTCGCCGAATCCCAAGATCGGCGGCAATGTCGTTCCCTTTTCTGAAGAGAACGTTCGGAACCTCTATTCGAAGTTCCGGATCATTCGAGAGCAGATCGAGGTGAGGGCGGTTCGCCGCTCGTCTTTTACGCCAAGCTCTCGGCCGGCTCTGCCAGCTGATCGAGGATCAGCAGAACGGCAAGAAGATTGTCGTGCCGGCGGCCGGTGAGCAGGTCTGGTATTGGTTCAGGGAATTGGACAGTCAGCGTACCGGCAACGGCTACGGGCCCAACGCTCTCGGGTTTCAGGCAATTGGAGAATGGGCGAGGCTCCGCGGCCTCGTCCTCAAGCAGTGGCAGTTGGACGCCATCCTCGCGATGGATCTGAAGCGCCGCGAAGTTATGGCGCCCAAGGCGGAACCAGAAGCCGAAAAGCCCCACGTGTCTGAGCGTCCGCTCACGTCCCGTCTGTTCGACGCCCTTTTCCCGAGCAAGAGAAAATAGCCGATGACGACAGCTCATCTTGGTTTCGCGATCGACAGCACGCCGGCCGTTAAAGGGGCGGCTGACCTCGATCAGCTGACGGCAGCCGCGGGCCGCACTCAACAGGCTGTTGGAAAGCTCGAGAACGAGGTCGAGCAACTTGGCGGTGCACTTGGGAAGGCAGGGCAGGGCGCTGGCAAGCTGAAGCCGCCGATCGACGATCTCGGCCGCTCGTTCGGCTCGCAGGATGAGCATGTGCGCGCCTTCCGGATGGAAGTCGAGCGGCTCACGCTGAAGTATCAGCCGTTGGCGAAAGCCACGCGCGATTACGAGGCGTCGATCGGCGAAATCCAGCGAGCGCACAAGCTCGGCGCGATCACGGCGCAGGAAATGACAACCGCCCTCGATCGGGAGCGTCAGGCTTTCGAACGGCTGAAGACGTCGGCGACGGCCGCCGGCGCTGCCGTGAAGGCTGCAAACCAGAACCGTGGCGGTGCGCAGGGCTTCAACTCTGCCAACGCCGCATTTCAGTTTCAGGACATCGCCGTCACCGCGGCAATGGGCATGAACCCGCTGATGATCGGTCTGCAGCAGGGCACGCAGCTCGCGTCGGTGCTCGGGTCGATGGAGCGGCCGGTCTCCGGACTCGCCGCTGCCTTCGCGTCGCTCATCAGCCCTGTTTCTCTGGTCACGATCGGTCTGACGGCCGGTACCGCCGCGCTAATCCAGTATTTCACGACGGCCGAAAGCGGCAGCGACAAGACGAACGCGCTGTTTGAAGAGCAGAACGACCTGATTCGGCGTGCGGCCGCGCTCTGGGGCGATGCCGCGCCGCAGCTGAAGGCCTATGTCGACGAGCTCGACCGCGCCGACAAAATCACTCAGGGCCGCGAAGCTGGGGAAATCCTCGCCGGGCGGGAGCTTGAAGGCCTTGGCGAGGAGTTGCAGGGCGTCAATCGTCAGTTCTCCGAGGCGGTTCGCGGGCTCCGCAGCCTTGATGCTGACCCTGCATTCATCCGCGATTTCTCGCAGGCCTTCGGTGATCTGCGCGAGCGCCTCGACGAGGGTACCGCGTCGATAGCGGACATCAACAACGCCCAGCGCTTCTTGTCCGAGGCGGTGGATCGCTACGGCATCAAGTCGGTTCTCGGCTTCAGGGACGCATTCGACCAAATCACCAAATCGATCCGAGATAGCATTGAGGCGTCTCGGGAGGCACGCGCCGCCTGGATCGCCGGCATCGCTGGTGCCAGTAACGTGCAGGACATCATCTCCGGGTCGTTCTTCACCGAAAACGGTAGGACGATGCGCTCCGCGGACTTCATGCCGCGTAACCCGGGTGTTCCGACCAGCCGGCCGAACATCGAGTTGAGCGGAGATCCGGACGCCACGACCATCCTCAACTCTGATGGCCGCCTGACATCCGTGCCGGTACCAGGGCAAAAACCGAACTTCTTCGAGCTCGAGGAGCAGAAGGATAAGGTCGACGACGTCACCAAGGCCTACCGCCAGGCTGCAGAAGCAAAGGCTGACTTCTGGCTCGACATCTCGTTTCAGGAGCGCCAGGCCGAACGCAGCGCCATTGATCGGCAGGTTGCGACCACGCTCACGCGCTACGGCTTCAATGAGGACCTGAATTCGCCCGAGGCTGATGCAATCCGCCAAGGCCTTCGTCGCGAGGAAGCTAAGGACGCCTTCAAGGGGTTCTTCGACGGCATCCACCAGGAGGCATGGGCGAACGGCGGCAAGATCGGCGATGCGATCGTCAAGTCCGCTTTGAGCGCTGCCCAGAAAGCCAGCGAAAAGGCTTGGGACGCCATCTTTGATCAATTGGCCACCGCTGCTGCCAATTGGCTCACCGGCGGAAGCGGCAAGTCTTCCGGCGCGTCCGGCGTTGTCAACATCCTTGGTGGGGCAGCGAACGACAATGCCACCTTTGCCGCTCCGGTAGGCGCCGTGAGCCGTTCGTCGCTGGGCCCTGTTTCCGGGTCCGGTGCGGAACTCGCTTGGAACTTCTGGAAGTCGAAGGGGCTCGCCGATCATCAGGTCGCCGGCGTCCTCGGCAACATCAAAGCCGAAAGCGCCTTCAATCCGCTGGCGGTGGGTGACGGCGGCAATGCCTTTGGGCTCTACCAGCACAACGACCGCAGGAACAACCTGTTCAGCGCGATTGGAGGGAAGGGGAACCTGAGCAACGCTCTGGCGCAGCACGAGTTTGCCTATAGCGAACTCATGGGGCCGGAAAACCGTGCCTGGCAGGCCCTGACGAGAGCGGGCAGCACCCGCGAGGCCACGGCAGCGTTCGCCGGCTTCGAGCGGCCGGCAGGCTTCTCCTGGGGCAATCCAGAAGGCGCCCATAACTTCGCCGGCCGGCTCAACGGCGCCGAAGAGGCTTTAGCGAAGTTCGGCGGGACCGCACAGCAGGCGACGCAAGGTCTCGGCCAGTTCGGAAACGGATTGAGCCAGGTCGGTTCTTCGCTTGCAACGGGCGGGTCAGGCGGGGGCTCCGGCTGGCTTTCCTTCCTGTCTGGAACGATCTTCTCCGGATCCGGCCAGTTGGCGAGGAGCGGCGGCATCGGTCTCTTCGCCAATGGTACGAACTATGCACCGGGAGGCCTGTCGATCGTCGGCGAGCGCGGGCCGGAGCTGGTCAATCTCCCGCAGGGCTCGCAGGTGTTCGACACCAACAGGAGCGCCCGGATGATGGCCGGAAACGGCAATAACAGCAACGCTCCGGCAAACCTCAACGTCAACGTGATCGGTGCCAACGGCGATGAGCACGTCCGCGCCCTCGTACGGCAAGGGGTTGGGCAGGCGCTGTCTCAGTATAACGAGCAGCAGCGTCGCGTCGGTTTCGGGGAAACGCAGAAGCGATTTGTAGCGCAGAAGGGCTGATGGATGGCAGTCTACATCAACCAGCCTACCGTGCCGATCATGTATCTCCGGCCGACCCGGGCGAGTTTCGACAATCCCGGGTCGGCGATCGACGGCGGCGTCAACGGTCTCGGTGAGGGGATTAGCATAGAAACCAGCGGCGGCGGCGTCGTGACATGCACCTATGAGCGCTGCGTACTGCAGGCAGAAGACACTGAGCGGCACGAGGTCATCAACTGGCTCGGGGCGCGTGGGAACGGTGGTTACCGCTTCTTCAACGTCCCGATCATCAATGACGGGATCGGACCGTTCCCCGTCATAGACGGCAAGAAGCGCCCGATTATCAAGGGTATTCCGCATTCCGATGGATCGTTTCACTCGGACGGATCGGGGTACAGCCAGGCGACCGTCTACGGCGAGGTCACGGAAGCGGCCGGCCTCGGAGCCGGTATCCTGAAAATGCGCGTCTACGGCGCCGCTCGACCGCTCCGCTGGTCGGATTGGTTCTCGATATACCACCCGACCAAGGGTTGGCGGGCCTACCGCTACTGGCAGGTGATCTCGAAGACAAGCGAAACCAACCCGGTCTACACGCTTGCTATCGCTCCTCCGTTGCGCGAGGCGGTGACTGCCGGAACTCGCGTCGAGCTTGCGCGGCCGATGTGCGTCATGAAGTTCCCTCGCGGCTTCACGCTCCCCTGGGATTATGAAGGCTGGTATCACTCCCGGCCAACGCTCCAGTTTACGGAGGCGTTCTGATGGAGTTCGTCCCCGCACACATCATCGAGGAGATGCGCGGCAGCCATCAGCTCGGCATCTTCCTGAGGGTCGACACGGATCCTGCCTTGCATCTCTGGTTCGGGATCAACGACATCCCGGCCAATTTCGACAGCATCGATCCGACAGGAACGGTCTATCTCGGCGGCGGCCGACTGATCGGCGTGCCGACGCTCGAGGTGCTGGTCAACGGTACCGCCGATAGCGTCGAGTTCACGCTTTCCGGGCTGGACCCTGCGACATCGGCGAAGATGCTCGACAGCCTGCCGCCAGTGCGCGGCGCAGCTGTCCAGATGGGGCTGACGACGCTCGATCGGTATTTCCAACCGATGAGCAGCATCATCCCGATCTGGACGGGGACAGCCTCTCATACCGGGGAGGTGAGCCCGCCGGTCGAGGAGGGAGACAGCCCGAGCATAACGCTTTCCCTTGCCGTCGTTTCCGGTGAGGCGACCCGTTCCCGTGGCGCGCGGTCGGTCTGGTCCACTCCGCATCAGAAGGCAATCTCGCCGACCGACAAGTTCTGTGACGGCGTTAGCCGGCTTGCCAGGGGCGTTCAGCCAGTCTGGCCGAATTTCTAAGGAATGCCATGACATTGCAGGAATTTCTTAGCCTGCCACACCAATTCAGGTGGGGCGGGGTGGTTGGTGATGATTGCACGACTTTCTGCGGAACGTGGCTGCGCGAAAGCGTCGGTGTCGATCCTGCGGAAGGATATCGTGGCACATACAGCACGGCCGATGGCGCTCACGACATTCTCTCCAAGGCCGGCGGCCTGGTCGCATTCGCCGCGGCCGCGCTGGAGCCGCTGGGCTTCGTCCCAACCGACGAGCCGCGCGACGGCGACGTCGGCGTTGTGCTCGCTCCTGCCGGAATGGCCGGAGTGAAGGAAGTCTGCGCCATCCGCTTCGGCCCGCTCTGGGCCCTGTTGGCGCCGTCCGGTGTCATCGCCAAGAAACTAGATCACGTTGCAGCCTGGCGCGTGCCGGATGGAGATCGAAACGAATGAGTTTCCATCACCGCATGATGCTGCAGCGCTACGGGCTGGGCTGCACGACGTCGCTTTACAGCGAAGTTCTGTTCGATCCGATCTTCACGCCGATCTTTACAGCCGTGCTGGGAACGGGTGCGTTCAACATTGGCGTCGCGTCCATCTCTTACGCGTCGATCGCTTCGGCGATTGCAACGACGGCCATCTCAATCGGGCTGCAGGCGCTTCTGGCGCAGGCACCGAAGCCACCGAAGCCAGAGGACGGCCGAGCACCGCTCAACCAGGCGATACCGTTCCGCGTCTATGCCGTCGGCCGCACTCGCGTCGCCGGCGCGCGGATGATGTGGGAGGCGAAAGGCTCCAATCTCTATTCGGTCCAGGCGATCGCCGGCCATCGCATCAAGTCGTTCAACCGGTTCTATCTCAACGACGACGAAGTGACGGTTGTCGACAACGTCGTGACGCCACTCACAACCGGCGGGCGGTACGGAGCCGGCTCCGCCAACGTGAGGCTTTACACTCGCCTCGGCGCCAACCCGGAAACTCCCTATGCCGAACTCGTCTCGGCGTTAGGCGCAGATGGTATCTGGACCAATAATCACCGAGGCGACGGGCAAGCGTCGCTCGCTATGCGGGCGCACAACGCTGATGCACAGGACCAGCAGACGGCGTTTCCATATGGAGCCCCATCGCCATCCGTGGAGATCGACGGCGCCTATTGCTGGGATTTCCGCGATCCGGCGCAGAGCCCGACGAATTCAAACACTTGGACCTGGACACGAAACAGCGCGGTCATCTGCGCGTGGCACCTCTGTTTCAACGAATTCGGATTCGGTCTCGATTACCAGAAGGCCATCTTGCCGGTCATCGACCTGTGGAAAGAGGAAGCTGACATCTGCGACGAGGACGTCCCTCTCGCCGGCGGCGGCACGGAAAAGCGCTATCAGTGCAATGGCTGGGATACGACCGAGAACGGTCCTAAATCGGGGCTGAACGCGATCCTCGCAACGTGCGACGGTCATCTCGTCGCCCGCGGTGACGGTGCCCGCATCCTGACCGTCGGCAAATTCCGCGAAAGCAGGACGGCAACGCTAACCGATGCCGATATCGTCGGCCACAATGTTCAATACGGTGTGCTCTTCGAAGACGAGTGCAACCGCCTCGTTCCGAAATTCACCTATCCCGCCACGAACTACACGAGCTGCGACACCGACTTCTTCGAGGACACGGACGCGCAGATCGCCGCCGGCCGCGTCCTCACCATGGAGGGAAGTTACGAGTGGTGCCACCATTGGCGGCAAGCACGCCGCCTCGGCAAGCGTGATTGGCTGCGCCAGCGGCAGGAGGTCAAGGGCAGCCTTGATGTCCGACTCTCCGGTATCAATGCTGTCTACGCGCGGTGGGTCAGGCTGGAGACGCCCAAGAGGCTGCCCAAGCTGGACGGGAAATTGGTCGAGAACCGGCGCTCGATCGTCGCCCTCACGAAGGGCGGCTTCACTATGGACTTCATCGAGCATCCCGACGGCATCGACGACTGGAACCCGGCAACGGAAGAGGGGCAGCAGCCGCCGGTACCGCCCGCACCGAATGCCTCGGAGATCCCGACGCCGGTCATCAATCTGATCCAGGCGAAAGCGAACGGCGGGAGCGTCTATATCCGCGTCGTCATCATCGATCCCGAAGACGGCAGCTTCACGCCGGTCGTCCGCTACAGGGTCGCCGACGCCGATGGCCTTGGTACACCAGGCGCGTGGGTCGAACAGCAAAACCCGAGCGCGGAGCCCTCCGGAGGGTACATCGACCTTTCGACGGGAAACGTTCCTGCTGACAAGGTTCTCGATATCCAAGTGGCGTTTATCGCCTCTAACAGACGCTACTCGAACTGGTCTGTCACTGAAACGGTCACTTCGACTGCGGATCCGACGCCTGCCGGACCAGTAACCGGGGTCAGCGTCGATACCACCGTGGCCGGATCGGCAACCTTCAACTGGACCGCTCCAAACAGCAGCAATTACGCCGGGGCCAAGGTCTTTTGGAACACGGTCAATGACTTCGGCACGGCCAGCTATTCCGGGCCTCCGGAATATGGCGCGCCGAGCAGTACAGACGCGACATCTCGTTCGTTCGCGGCCGGCCCCTATTTCGGCTGGATCGTTTCGATCAACCGCTCCGGCATCGAAGGTTCGCCGGTAGCAACCGGCCCCTTCACCGTCTCCTGACGCCTCTCGAATCCTGGTCCTCTTGCCCTGGCTGCCGGCCGGGGCGCTTTCACATGGGAAATCGCAAATGGTCGAACTTGCCACTACGATCTGGGCCGATGGTCCGTCCTCTGATCCGTACGAACCGGATAAGGCGCAGATCCGGGACTGGGGAACGTGGGTCGAAGGGATCATCACGGCGTTCACCTCGGGTGCCGGCAACATTCTGAAGACGACACGAGCAGCTCTTTTCGCAGACCTTGCACACGGCGCCGACACAACAGCGTGGGTCCTCGGAGATCCGACGGTCGGCTATAACGGCATATACGTAAAATTGGGTGCTTCCGGCACTGGATCGTGGATCCGTGTGTCCGATCTGCCGTTCTCCTTCATCATCGCCAGCGACTTCGGGGCGGGAACCCCGAACGCTATTCAGGCGACGACGAGCATTCCGGTCGGTAATTCGGCGCTTGTCATGCTGAACGTATTCGAGGCGAACACGGCTTCGCCCGTCACGGTTAGCTTCAATGGCGGGTCTGCGCTGACGGTTAAGACCAACACGGGAAATGATGTTGCGGCGGGCGGCCTCGTCACCGGCATGCGTCTGCTTGGCGTAATTTCCGGCAGCACCTACCGGATTCTCAACGATCAGGTGTCTACCGCCGTTGTCGCCGCTGCCGAAGCCGCTCAAGCCGGCGCAGAAGCCGCACAGGCGGCAGCTGAAGCCGCTGCTCAGGACGCGGCAAATAGCAGCTACGATTTCGTTCGCAACTTCAACAAGAACGGCGTCACATCCGACGACGCGAACTTTGCGACACTTGAGGGGCTTGTCTCCGGTCGAGTGATCGACCTTCAAGGCCTGAGATACAAGGTCTCTGCGAAAAAGACGGGCAATCGGTACGTCAACGGCTACTTCGTCGTCGACAACGCTGATGACGGCGCGACAATCCACTACCCGGCGAAGGACACGCTTGTCCCGATGGGGGCTCCCATCAATCTCATGCCCAATGAGCGGTACGTCGCGTGGCCGCAGGGCGGACCTGCCGTCTACGGCAGCGAAGTGCTCGTGAAGATGAACACAGGGGCCGGGCACGAAGACGCCAGTCAGTATGTGCTGACGAGAAGGTCCGGAGACGGGGGGGCGTCATTTAAAGACTACCCAAAGGCCCTGTTTCAGCGTTCTGACGGGAAGCGGGAAATGACGGTGGCAGTCGACAACGTCGACGGCCAATGGCTTCTGACGACGTTCGTGCAACCAATTGGGAGCGCGGTTGAAGAGCTCAAGCTCTATGGCAAGCGCGCCAGCGAATATCGGCAGTGGGGCGGTATTAACCCTCAGGTCCGCATTACCACGACGAATGGAAGCCCAAACGTTGTCGTCTATGACCCGAACCACGGCGTGAAGCCCGGAGACCGGGTGAGATTTGAGCAAGCTTCCGCCACAGTTGGCGGGCTTGCAATTTCGGGGCTTATGACAGTCGTCGATGGCGGAGAAACTAACTTCACCGTTGCTGCCGGCTCAAACGCCACGTCGACCGCAGACCAGAACATCGATGTCAACGTCACCTTTATCGAGGATGACTGGGCGGAAATCACATTCAGCGGCGTGAGCATCGGCAGCGCCATCGTCGCGGCATCGACCCTCGGGCACACTATGCCAACGCAAATCTCCGGCGTTGCTGGGAGAAAGAACACGGCTGGAGACATCTTCGTAACCATCCATGGCGGCGGAGTAACTGGCCCCTGTCTCGTTGGAGTCAACAATATTTTCAGGGCCGGCGCGCCGCGAGCAATCGCTTCTGTCGCTAGGATCGGTGGCCTTACTGAGGGATTGGAAGCGTCGATCGACATCGATCACGCGACCGGAGACCTGTTCGGTGCCATTCGCACAGAAGGGGGCTATCCGTATCGGCGTTGGTATCTGCCCTTTGGCTCTGCCGCAGGGTCCGCTGTATTGGCGGCTGGCCCTGCTTCGCCATTTGGTGCCGCCTCGCCGATCGGGATTCGGAAAGTGCCCGGCAAGAACGCGGTGTTCGGCGTTATGTCAGGAAACCGCTTGCCGGCGACAGTAGACGCCAACCCCGTGTTCGGTCTCTACCTGCTTTACATGACGTGGGACGATTTCAAGAATCCCGCCAGCGCTGGTTTCCAGCACATCTACCTGCAAGATCTGCACTATACCGATTACCTCGTGCAGGACCGAAACGGCAACGGCGTGCCCGGCATCTACATCACCGGAGACGGTGAAATATTGGGGCTTCTCTGGAGCGACCAATTCCAGACCGGGACGAAGGCTGAGGGCGGGCAACCGTCGACTTTCTTGCAGCGGTTCTACATTGGCCCGAATGCGGTTCCTCACCCGGGCCAATGCCCTGACGTCGGTGGTTGGTTCGGTGCAACTCCGGTGCTTGCCTACTGGCCGCCAGAGGATGTCACGAACCTAAGTGGCCACTTCAATACCGACGGCTCGCTGGTAAAGCGGACATTCCGTCGCGGCCTTCGTTTGGCGTGCTCCACGACGGGGACAGGCGTATACGCCTTAACGTTTCAAGATGCGGACGGTAATGCGGTCAGTGTTGGTCCCGCTTCTCCGACTAATTACTATGTGGTGGCCACGACGTTCGCTGGGGCGCACTATTGCGCTGTCTGGAACATGACCAACACAGGATTTGAGGTGCGCACCTACGATGCGGCCGGCGCGGCCGTGAACAGGCAGTTCATAGTCGATGTCCGTATCGACAATGAATGGTCTGATAGCCGCGATTAGCCGTCCGCACCCCCCTTGAATGAGAAGGCGGAAGCATGCAAATGTCGCCGCCCTGCAACTAGAGGGCGACATTTGCTTAGTCTCTTCAAACAAAGATCAATCGTCATTGACGGATCGCACGCCCGCTTCGAGGCTTGCCAAGGGTCTCGTGATTTGCTCGTGCTGTTTTCCTCTCGTGGGCGCCAAAACTTTGAGTTCGTGAAGACATTCGCCAGGACGAAAGTGAACAAGCTCTACCTTGTCGATCGCACCGGGGAGTCTTGGTACCAGGAGGGTGTTCCCGGTTTTGGGGACGATGTGCAAGGCATCGCTTCCGAGCTGAGGAGGGTGATGCACCAAGGCCGGTTCAAGTCGGTGACGTGCTTCGGGGCTTCTATGGGTGCCTATGCCGCTATCGTCGTCGGGGCATTGGCCCAGGTCGAGAGGGTCGTAGCCTTCTCGCCCCAGGTGGAATTCAATGAGGGCTGGCCGCTGACACCTCCGAAAGGGGTTCCCTTGTCGCATACTGATGCGAGGGGAGCAGTAAAACGAGCCAAGCGCACGCACGTTCGCATTGTGACCTCGGGCGAACTTCTCGACGTTTATCACGCGTCAATTCTGTCGGGCCTGCGGAATGTCGTGACGGAAGTGAGGCATGGATCGCACAACGTTCTGCTTAGACTTCGCAATCACGACGCACTTCTGCCGACGGTCGGAGCGTTTATCAAGGGTAAGGACTACCCGGCGGAGTGCCTGAGCATAGAAGTGGCTTCAATGGGCGGCAAGTTGAAGCCCTTTCTGGAACTCTTCCACGCGGGGCAGTTCAAGAAAGCCCTGCCGCTCGCTAAACGGCTCGCCGCCATGCATCATGATTGGCCTCACGCCAGCTTTGTCGCCGGTACGTGCTATGCCGAAATGAAGAGATACTCCGAGGCGATCCCGTACCTGTCGCGCGCTCATGCGATGGACAACCTCAACAATTTCTTTTACCCGCCATTGATCTGCGCTTACGCAAGCCAGGGCGTGACGACGAAGGCGGAGGAGCTAACGGCAGAGTACGTCGGTCTTATAAGGGCGAACGGAGAAGACGTTCCGGCTGCTCTCGATAAACTGGCGCTCTCGGCGTTCAGTGCAAAAGCATATTCTCTCGCCGAGAGCATCAGGCGCGACCTAACTGTGCTTCATGGGGTGGATACGGTTCCGAACCTCTATCAAATGGCCCGATCGATGGCGGCTACAGGTAAGCGGGCTAAAGCGACAGAGGTTTTCCAATCGGTCATAGATCGGGCTGAGGAGTTGCCCCGCACTCTAGCTTGGATGAAAGAAAGAGCTCACGCGCATATCGCAGACCTCCAGCCCCGCCACTGAGCGGGGTATTGCCCATAGGCAGACGCTTTTCCCTGAAGCCAAGCCGGGGCATTAGCACCACCGATCGCTAGGCTCGCCATCCAGCACCGCAACCGCATCGGCTTCAATGCCGCGGCAGATCTCTTCATATTCCGCCAACAGTTCCTCGCGGCACGGGACCTCTTTGCGGAGCTTGTCCACCATCAATGCAGTGACCTCGTAGGTTCTGCAAAGGCTTTGGAAAGCCGGCGTACGGGTCCTCGGGATTATGTCGCGATGCGGGCAGAGCGAGCCGGAGGCGTGCTCGGCCCGCCCTGATTAGGGGAATCCCAGAGTTCATCTGTTCCCGCAGCATGTCATCTTCGTCGGGATGGCTGCTGCTCCCATGATGTTTGTTCATAGCGGTTCTCTCTGACGCAGTCGCCGAAGCTCTTTCGAAGACGCCGAACCGAGATCGTTAGGAAAAAGTTCCGCGAAACATTCAGCCCATCTCAGATGAGGGTCTTCTATCGCCTTCGGGGCGAAGTCAAAAATCATCACTAGGAGATCACATGGCTCGGGAAACTCTTCCAGTCTCCCGCGAACTCATGTTCGGAGATGAGAAGAGAAGGGGCTTTTGCTTTCCAAACACAAAAGACCCGCGATCCGGCCGAGGATCACGGGTCAGCTGTACGCACCCCACCAGGAGTGTTTGGGCGAGGCTCGTCGCCCGCCGCCGGTTAGCAACGAGCCTCTGGCCGCCGTAAATGAGGCGGCTGATGACAGAAGCAAACCACAGATAAGCTCCGGCAACCATCCAGCTATTTGGCTTAACGGGCTCGTCCTTACGGGGAGGAGTACCCCTTACGTCGTGGAGCTGAAGCCACAGCACACATTCATCCAGGAAGGGCTTGCTTCAGCCTGATCTTCGAGATCGAGGTCCGCCGCCTCTCCGGTAGCGGCAGACCTCTGACCGCCGGTTGAGGGTGGGGGCGGCTATTGATCAGGAGACCACGATCTAGATCGTGCAGCCATTAGCCCATCAGGCTTAATGCTTAATCCGCAATCCAGAAAATCCAATGTTCGGCACGAGGGCGGCTATTCGATCGCCTGCGTCAGGCGCTCCCCGGGCGAGGCCCGGTCGCAGGAGGCAGGCGCCAGGCCTCTAACCGCCCCGTCCGCTCGAGACGGCAGGACGGCTGCGCGGCGTTACCACAATGCGTCGGCAGTCTCCATTCGCCCATTCGGGCTAAGTCAACTCTCAAACATTCCAA